CCGTCGGTGTAGCCGCATCCGCGATGGATACCGTGACAACGGTCGTCGATGTTACCACGTATGAAAATACACGCGTATTGGCCGCACCGGAGGCCGCCTCAGAGGTGATGCGGCAAACCGTGTTCGCCACGACGAAGCAAGCGGCGGCGGCGGTGCAGGTATACACACCCGCGCCAGAGCGCGCCCACGTCATCGCTTGACCCAGTGAATTCTTGAGAACGTTCCCTTCCGCCGGAGCCGCCGTAGTCGCCTGCGTCATTTTCGCCTTGTACTGTAATGTCTCCTGCGGTAAAAACGCTCCGCCTGATGTCCGGATAAACGGCCAAAAAGTCGAGAGTAGTTTGAAAATCATGTTCTTCATCTTTGTTTCTCCTTGAATTAAATTTTCATGAATTAAAGACGCGCCCAATTTTTAAGATTGAGCGCATCAAATTTACGCTACCACACTTCCGTCGAATGCCCGGTAATCAAGAATCGCTCCGCCGTATTCGTGGCGGATCTTGAAGGTGACGACATCGTTCGTAAACAAAGAGCCAGAGTTCGGAGTATCGCTCACCAGAATCATTGGATCTTGTACTCCACCAACGAATCCAAGTTCAAATCCAGCGATATCCGCCGGGTCTGCGATGATAGCCCAATCGGTTGCATCTGTCCAGTAGTCGACCGGGATAACGGTCATGCCCACGTTTTGCAGGAATGTCGGGACTTGATTCGCTTGATTGTAAGCTGGTGTCAATAACCCGTATGCGATCTGCTCAAGGTCTGAGGGTACGAGCAAATACCTGGGACGCAACCCAAGTCGTTTCAGGTTGTCTTTCTGCGCCTGCTTTTTCATCCGCGCACGAGCCGCACCTAAAGCAACGCCGTCTGTGCCAAGCGCTGTGGTAGCCGTATTAGCATGCGGTTGCGCCGTCGGATTTGTCGCATGGTACAACACGACACCGTCATAAATAACGGGATTGACGTTCGGGTAAACGAAGTTGTAACAGAATTCGTGAATCGTCTGAGCTGATGCGCGGGCTAATCTCATCGGGATGCGTTGCAACCAACCTACATCATCGTTAAGGATAGATTCGCGGGTCAGATCCTCCGTGCCGCCCTTTTTCGTGGCAAGATATGTTGCCTCTTCATCCGTTGGGGAGGTCAATGGGAGGTACGGCGCACGTTGAGCGACCGTCGGGAGATTTGCATAACCACCCCACCGGACGCGGTGCTGTGTCCTGAAATCATTCACCGGGACGATCGATGCCCACGCCCTCCAAGTATCAAGAGCCATGAGGCTATATTCCCTGACCATGACCTTGTTGATCAACTCGCCAAGCATTTTCGGGAAATCACCCGTTACGATGCTCTCGGATAATTTGACGGCGTTCTTTTGAAAACCCGTCACCTGTGTATCACCCGTCAACTGGATGTATCCCTCCTTGAATGAGGTGAAGGCGGGAATACCTTTGAACTCTTTCACTTCTTCGGCTGTTAACGGTTTTCGTGAAGCACCAAGAAAGAATCGTTCTAACCCGATCAAGGATTTATCTTCAGCCGCCATTCCTTCGCTGACGTGATACTGATTCTCTTTCGATCCGTCATTAACCTTGCCAAAGACTTCCCGTGTGGCCTTGATATAATCAAGCAACTCTGACTCCTGAAAAGAGCGCACCTCGTTCTTCGCGGTGAGGAATGCTTTCTTGATATGGTTCTGCACAACTTCGGGGAGCTTCGTTTTTGCGACGACCGATTCCAACACCTGACGCAAGTTTGACTGCTCAAGAGCAAAGATTTTCTTCTGCAATTCGGCTGTTACTTTTGCCGCGTCATTATCTCCCTCCTCAACTTTCGGTTTGGGCTTCCCGCTACCACTCGCCGCCTCTTTTATCTCGGCGAGAATCGCTTTGGTTTTATCGTCAACTAAACCTTCACTCAGCGCCGTCCCATCCGGGAGGTGAAGCCGATCCTGCGGTTTGTCCGCTTCTAACAACTTTGTCCACAACTCGTTCTCATTGACCTTTGTCCAGTCAAAATTCGATTCGACGAATCGAGCCGGATAAAGCGCCATGAAAAGGATTTGTACCTTTTGAAGTAAATTCATGTTCGTTCCTTCTGTTTGTGAATTGATTAAACGTTTGAACTCTTCCGGGTGAGGCAGAGACTCTGCCATTTTTAAGAACGCGCCACCGGCAGCGCCTCGCGGGACAATGTCAACGTCCACCTGCGCGAGCTTTGTAACTTCTGGTAGCTTCTCACCGTCAATCATCCGAGGTTGAGCCGCTCCAAGTCCGTCAATGGACAACTGCAAAACATCCATTTTATTTTTCGATGCCAGGGCTTTCAGATTTTCCCTGAGCCATTTGAACGAGGGCAGGATATTCGCCACACCGACGACCCCAATGCCCTCTTGAATTTTTGCACCTGAGATGAATCCGACAATATCCCTTGAGGATTTCTTGTTCGGATCCGAGACATGCCCGGCACGATCTGAGCGCGAGTGCATGTATAATTTTGCCCCGTCGAATGCGGAAATGTTTTCCGTCATTCGTGGTTCGCTGTAGTAGTAATGAGGGGGTGTTTTCGACTTCCCGAACTTCAAAATCATCACTTCCCACGCCGAGCCGTCGCTACCGACTTGCTTCGTAGTCAGCTCAGAGGACTCGCTGAATGACGCTTCTACAGTTTCATTCTCGAGTGATACGAGCCGTGCAATCTCCGCAATAGCTTCCGATTCGAGGACGTGTACCGAGAGTGGCTCAAGGTTTTGCACCCCGGCATCGTTTACGCCGAAGACACCATACTTCTCACCCGTCTTTACGCTCTTGTATCTCATGAGGCAACACTCCCCTTGATTGTACCCTTGATCTCATCGTGAAAAACGAAAACAATCCCGTCGATCTTCACCGAGTAAGCCACAAGGGTGGCGTCGGTGAGACCAAGAGATTTCGCGACGATGTTCGCCGATTTCACTACATCCTCACTCACCTTCGCCTTTTTCAAATCTTGCGAGAGCTTCACAGTTAGTGTCTCTTTTACCACTTCTTTCGCCACAACACTTTTCATTTTTCCTCTGGTGGTACAAAAAAAAAGACGAACGCGGCATTTTTACCGTTTTCGTCTCAGTGACATCCCGTCGGGGATTGTCAGTGGATCATTATTTTTGTCTTCGTAGCGCGGGATGGACTTGCACCATCAGCCTTTTGCGTATGAGGCAAACGAGCTACTAATTGCTCCACCGCGCAAATGGAGTATACTTTATTTTATCATTTCCGTCAAGCTTTTTGTTTTTTCGTACCGTCCGACGACGGGCAAAATTCTGCACCGACAATTTATCGTATCACCTGCCGGTAGGATCGGATCGTAAGGAGCATCAACTTGATATGTGATTCCATCCGCCCCCTCGAGTTGAAACTTCTCATCCGCTTTAATCACTACCCCGTCAAGCGCCAAATGCCCCGCTCTCGGGAAACCAAGATGAGAGTGAAGCCATTCCTTTTTCATATCCGGGACGATTGTAGCAACCTGCTCCATCCTTGCCTGAGCGGCCAACGAATGAATCCTATTGACCTCCGTTCGCACAATCAACTCCGCTCTGCGTCTCATCGTCCCAAAAACAGATGGAGATGGGAGTTTCCCCGCAATATCTCTCACGACATCATTCATCGGCTTCTGCCCTAAGACAGCCAGATCAATTTGTGTAGCGATTTGACTCCGCGTGCTCGCAAGTAATCCCGTAATGAGTTCCGCGCCGAAATTCTGAACCTGCGTCAAGAGCCGATCCCCGAGAAGAGGAACGGCTTTCAAAATCCCCGCACCCTCAACCGCCGCATCAATAGTTTGGATGCCTTTGACGAATAACTTCCGCTGATTCTCGCTCAAGACGTTCTCGAATTGACTTTTATACTGTGAGAGAATCGAATCAAGGTGGGATTTTATGTAGCTCGCGTTGTTCGCGTCCAATGTTCCGTTCTCAACGAGTACGACGACAACTCTCTGCCGCAATTCATCCACCATTCGAATAAACTCAGAGGCAGAAGCGTTCTCTAAATCGTTCACGCGGTTTAGCGTTCTACGAATCTCCCTGTCTATTCCGTCATTTACGTGAGGCATAGTTTTCCGCCTCTCTTGCTTCGATCTCTAAGGGATTCCTTCTGTAACCGATGAACACTTGGTAGAAAAAATACAGCGCGATGAATCCCGCTCCTCCAAAACCGTATCTCTTGAACTGTTCGACATGGCATCCCTCGTGAGCGAGTATTCGTTTCAAACGATAAGCATATATTTCTTCGCCAATGTGAATCAAGAGGTTTTCATTCAAGAAAATATATTCCCCAACTGTGAACGCATAAGATTTTTCAGGCATGGACAGCTCGTATATTTTAGCACCGTAAATTGTGATCGCGCTCTCCCTCGCACAAAACGCAAACATACAAATACGCGCCAAAAGATTGGCTATGTGGGGTGTCATGCTATAATCGTCAAAAGAACTTCCAGCGTCTTCACCCTCCCGCCGGTTGAGGTCATCGCGCACTTCACCGAATAAATCACACCTATCGTCCCGCCAGAGATCCACTGCTTCTGCACCTTTGTTGTGTTCGACTTCGTTCCGAGGGTTAACCCGGAGGGAGTCGAGGTAATATCTGATGAGGCAATGTTGTCAGCACCCAAAAACTCCGTGTAATCGAAATCGTAATCCAACACTTCTGTTGATTTTTTGTACCTCTCGGCCGTCGTAATTATCTTCACGCTCATGGTACGTCCTTCCTCGCTTTGATGGTGCGATCCGTATTAAACTCTACAATCGTTCTGTTGTTATTTCTCTCGATGATTTTACGGTCGATGTTATACTCAACGATGTTCCTTCCATCCGCCGGGATGAAAAT